GGCCAATTTGATGTGATATGTCCGACTATTGTTGCTTCGTCGTGTTCTAAATTTGTGGGCTTGTGCATAGGTGTGTGTTTTGCTGCCCAAACCTCGGCCTTATCAAAAATATCATCGTTCTTATTCCATGATGTGGTAACAAGAATTGATTGAGTATAGTATAAATCTTTATCTTCTATTCCTGCCAGAGCTTTAATTTCTAAATTTTTTGTGCAGTTAGGAGTGGACGATTTTTCTACTAAAGAAGCATAAGATATGGAGGCTTTGGCCGATAATGCGTCGGTTAAGCCGTCCTCAATTTCTGATTTATATATATTCATATTATATCTCTAGAGTATGTCTTATGAAGAGTACACCAACTGATAGACATAAGATTTAGTAAACTTATTTTCATCAGCACTAAGTGGCCTATTTAAATCACCCATAATATTTTTAGCGAAATTTTTATATTTACTATATTTAGTATTAATATCAATACTGTTCAGAGTATTGAGTTTTGACAAAACTACTTCTTCGGTAACATTGGTCATTGGTTCTAGCGAAAAAAAGATTTTAGTTTTGATACTTTCTACTTCGTCGTATTCTACGCTAGATAAACTACGCATATTTTTTTTATTGTAAAATTCTAGTAGTGTTGGATTAATGATTTCAGAAATCTTTTCTTGCGTGTCTATAGTCCACAGGTTTAACGATGCTCCTGTTTGGGGACTAAATGTTTTTGTTTTTCTCTGATTAGTATCCTTACTATTTCTTGGACGCCCCTGCTGCGGCTGTCCCGGTAAAGATTCTTTGTTTGTATTGGTGGAAGGAGCGCCTGTTGGAGATTTTGGTATAGCGAAGTGTGTTTTCACTTCCACTGCATTCATTTCGCCTCGTTTTTTATTATCAAGCTCTAGACCTACTTGGCTTGGTGTTGCTAAACCAAGTTGTAATGCCATCTTCTTCATAGAATTTTCAAAATTGGCATCAAAGAATGGACCGGCCTTCTGTACCATGCGACTGCTATCTCTTTCTCTGCTTTCTCTATTAAGTCTATTCTTTTCAATCTCCGGATCTGCGCCGAATACTCTTTGTAGTAGTTCATCACTAACTACATTTCTATCAGCTAGTTGAATTAGTAAGGCTTTCTCTGCTTCTTCATTACTTAGATCCATTCTATCAAATTCTATTTTAGCTGGAAATCTAAAACCCATAGCTTTTTGTACTAGAGCAATTTCTTGTTTCCAAAATGCCATAAGTACTTTGCGACCATACTGTAGTCTTTGAGTTAGTGTTTTTAGACTTATGAAATTATTTGTGGTTCCGGCCGCACCATATGTGCCTGTTAGTGTGGGTGGAATACCAAGTCCAGCATAAATACTGTTTAAATGTGGGGTATATTTACCCTCGCCTAAGAACTGATGAACACTGGTCTTGCTCTCTATTAATTCAATGTCTGGACCCCATACAAGATCCATTGTTCCACCACCAACGTTATTTTGTAAAATATTACTAAGCTTGCTGGCCGCTGCTGGAGTAGGAGCAATTTTATGCTCTAGACTACCGAGTTTGAAAATACGAATATTACTTATAGCGCCATCAAGAGCTGCTAAGTCAGCAAGTTTGAGTTTTTCTATCACATTAATATCATCCATGATGCTGTAGATCATTGGATAAGCCCAAGTTTTCCAATCATCTTTCTTGTAATGAAAAACAAGTGTCTTTGTTGGATCTAGCAAATATGGTTTTTTGGTTTTTGCCGCTTCGATAATAGGTATTGGTAATTGATCTACTATTTTTCTTTCGGCATCATTCTTTGGACTATTGATAATTTTTCTAAGAGTGCCAGGAATTACTATGCTATAGGTTTTATCTCCAACAAATGAAGATAATGGACCACCTATAACATCAACACAAACAGGATCTATGAAAGTATATTTCCAAGGAATCTCTCTTTTTTCAACAGGCGCTTCTATCTGATTTATAATTAGATCAGGACTGGCAACACTCTTGTATAGACTATCAGCAACCTTTACGCTAATCTTAGCGGTTTGTCTATTGATAACAATATTTCCGACGCGATATAAATTATTTAAAAATCTTTCGCTGCGTTCTTCTCCTTTAACCTTTTCAAACCAGTTACGATAAAATCTTTCAATTCTTTTATTGGTATGAACAAGTCTGATGCCTTGGCAAGCAAAATCACCCATAAGATCAATAACATTTTTGACCAAACCTACCCTGTTATAAATATCATCAGCTTTAACAAAAATACCCTTGATGTGTGAGGGTATGCTTTCTTCTGGTCTAAAGTAGTCATAATCGCTACGGGTTAATCCTGGGCGACCACTGGTTGGACCATCGAGATTTCTAAAGTCTGTGCGATATCTGCTATTATTGGCCGTTGACTTATTAATGAGGCCAAACTCTTCTAATCCTTTGCTGGCTTCTTGTAGGGCTTGCCTTTTATCCTCTAAATTAGAGTCATCCCATGTAACGTACGCATTTTCTGGAGGTGTTGGCTCGGCATTGGGAATATTTGGGTTTGTAGACATAATAGTATTATATTGGAATTGCAATTAAACTATAAGAAATATACACTGTTATCTATAAATTCCTTTATATATATTATCGTTTGCGGCGCCGGTAAACCAAGTTGGTCCTTTATAAAGTTCTCCATCTTTAGCTTTTCTGTCTGTTCTTAAGTTTGATCCAATTACCTCAAAGGTTACTGGTTCCAAAGATCTATTAAGTTGTCTAGCTAACATATTAGCTATTACTAAAGCACTATATCGGTCTTTTCTTAGTTTGCCCTTTTTACCATTTGGTAGTTTAATTTCTGGAGTATCCCAGCGATCTCTACCGCCAGAACCAGTACTAGTTTGTGTCATTACAATTGTGGTCAACTCGTTCTTTAGTTCTTCAATCTCTAGTATGCAATCGCTTTGATTATCATAAAGATTCTCAAAATCAGCATCCATAATATTTTTATTTTCTTGATCTAGAGCAAGTGCTAAGCTGATCTGATCGAAACGAGGAAACAATAAGACTTTATCTTCTAAATCTTTTCTCAGACCATGATTAGCTTGACTAGTCCAATCTGCTCTAGCAAATTGTACAAGTTCTAAAATATGTAAACCGGACTGGTCATCTGTTTCTTTTGATTTATTGCTATCTATTATGGGCCATATTAGATGTTCTCCTTCTTGTAGTTTGGAAGGATCATGAAGCGCCTCTTCGATAGCAACTCCACCACCCTGAGCGTCCATTCCAATCCTATACGGTGGAAAAGTTTTCATCAGATTGCGTATTTTCCTAGCGCAAAATCCATAGAAGTCATATTCATTAACTAAGCCAGTCTTTTGTCTATCTTTAAAATTACTTCTGTTAGTAGTCCAGCAGTAAACCACACGAGAGTGATCAGGATGCAACTCTAGAACAATAATACTAAAATTATCTTTTTCTGAGGCTGGATCGATTCCATAAACATATTGAAAGCTAGGATTACCAGATGTAGTAGCGTCGAATATGATAGTTTTATTATTTACTACAATAGGTTTGGTATCACTAGCTACACAACTTTCAATAAGACTTCTTCTGAAGAATCCATCACTATCTTCTGTAAAACAAGCCGCATATTCCATATTATATATGCCAGTATGAATAGTGGCTTTGGCTCGACTAACTTGTTTATCATCCATGAATCCTTTAGGAATAAGCTCATATGGAATTCTGATTATAGAATAGTCTGCCCAGTTAAAGTTATCTGGAACTTCTCCGTTAAAAATTTCTTGTAGTTTATGTTTATCTCCTTGACTATCTATGATGCTTTTGTATCTTTTCCAATAGCTAGAGAAATGCTTAAAAGCATAGTCTGCGGTTCCGCTAATAATAGCCTGATTGCTCTTTTTGATTTGTACAGCTTCAAGCTCGTCGTTCCATAGTCCTGCTTCTAATAGAGCTTTCTTTTTAGCTTCTTCCTTTACGTTCTGTATTGGGTTCGCAGATACAGCAGCGAAACCCGAAACAACCGTCTCGTAAATATCTGGACTAATTGATGCGAACTCGTCAGCGATGATAATGTGTGCTCTAAGACCTCTAATCTTACTACCATCACCCATAGGAACCGCAATTGTCCAACTTTCACCTAGCCTTATCGTGCATCTATCAACATCTCGACGCGGACCATCGTTGTTACCAGTAAAGATACTTCGTAATATGGGGCTATTGCGCCATAATGTTTCCATATATTCAAAAATAATCTTACTCTGTCTAAATGCGGCACCAACAACAACAATTTTCGTGCCGGGAACCAACATGCATCTTAATACGCAATACAAGGCCATCAAAAAGCTTTTACCAAAACCACGACTAGCAATAAACATGGGGAAAGGACGAATCCAAAATTCTTGTAGAATAGCTATTTGTATAGGATGTAGTTCTACCCCAAATAGTAATTTACAGGTACTTCCAAAGTATTTAGGATCTCTTAGTAGTCTCAAAAGATGTAGATCAGGATTCTCTATATCTTCTTTGTTGCGTCCAATCATAGGATTCTTATCAACAACAATTTTTGATAAGTCACCTAGACCGAGCCATGCATCATCGAATACTTTTTTATTTGGCACTATATCGTTCATAAATTCTTTTCATTAAACTTACACTAAATCTTTCCGCATTACTTGGATCATCACAAAAAACTACTTGTATATTGTATTCTAGCTGTATTTCTATAAGACGCTTAATGATATAATTGCCACTAATTCTAAGTTTATCCCATAGTTTTTTAGGAATATCGCTACCAACAGGAAAGCTGTATACTTCATCTAAACTAAACTCAAAAACCATATATGGGTGTTTAATCTTACTAAGTCTTTCTAGTACATCTTTAAATCTACTTTCACTCAAATTTGTAGCTAATTCACTAACGCTCTTTTTTCGTTCTATAGCAATTATGTTTTCGAATCCCTGTATACTATAGTCGCCAGTATCTAGTTTGTGTTTAGCCGTATTATGATGTCCAAATTCCCAAGGAATCTGCTCTCTGGTATCTATAATAATAGTAAAAGGATCTTTATTCATTTAATAGCCTACTAAAGAATTCTCTATAACTATCTTCATTATTTTTTATAAACTCATGGTGGAATCTACAAAGCGTAATACCATTTTGGGGATGAAATCTTAGTCCTGGAAAATCTGCCCACCTATAAATATGATGAGCTTGTAATTTCTTTGTGTTTTTACAACCGGGCCATCTGCAAGTACGATTATCTCGTGCGTAAACTTTTTTTCTCCATTCTTTATATTGTGGATCTTGATAGTTTCTACTCATCAATAACGACACTTTCATTATTTAAAAATGGTTTATCGACCTTATTATCCTGATACTGATGATACTCGTAAAAGTTTTTTCTATATTGCTCTGTAGCCATACTGAGAATTTCCATCTCTCTGCCTTCTTTCTCTCGAATTTCTTCATCTTCTAACATGCGGATTAAACCAACCCAACTACTTTTACCGTCTTCGATTCGCTTGATACGCTGTTCTCTGGTAGCTTTTAAGTCTTTACTAATTTTTTGTTGTTCGCTCAATAACTTGGTATATTCATTTGTATAACTAGCTATACTGTTACGAGCAAAACTAAGTTGAGTTTCTAGATTAGCCAATCGTGGAATATCTCTCTGATCCTCTGCTTTATCATATTCGGCATCTACTAACCTTTGTAGCTTTTCGGTTTCGCTGATATGTCTCTTACGCTCTTTCATACTGCGATTAATAAGAATATCGATAGTTATAAATTGTTTGATCTGTAGTTCTTCAGCAGGAAGCACGTCCTCTCGAAACTGTTTGATTAATCCGATCCATGTATCTTCAAAGTATTGAAGTTCTCCACTATCAGCATCAAATTGTCGTAATATTTCACTCCAGAATGTTTTGCTATGGAGTTTTCTTCTTAAGACTTCGTTTTCACCCTTTTCTTCTATTGCGTATAATTGATTTTCATCTATATATCGATTGATCGGATCAACATTTCTATTAAGACTATTTGCTATTTGTTCTACGCTTAGAGAGATTATATTATCTCTAATAAATTTTTCTTCATCTAAGCTTAATTGTCCGCGTTTTTTAGCCATGATACTCTTTTAATATTTCCTTAATGTGTTCAACCAGAGAATCTTTATCTGCTTTGCTAACCTTGGCTCCAGATTTTATGCGTAGGTATATCATTCTATTGGTGTCTATTAATTTATCTTCTATAATATCTATTATTTCTTTATTACTTATAAAGTTAAAAAAGTCATCATCATCTGAACTAAACACCGATCCATAATTTTTAATTTCATCTATAGTGGTTAAGTGCATAAGATTTTTCTTGTTGTCATTACGCTGAGACCAAGTAACATATAACTCGCAATCATTTTTATTGCTATATTTAGTACACAATGAATTTTTACTATCAAATAATGGACAAGAATAGCAAGGTTTATCTGGCCTCCTATAGTTATCTCGTTTATAGTTAAAAAGCCTGTTACGAACATGTGTCCACAAAAAGTTTTCTAATGGCCTTTTGTGGTCATAATTTTTAAGACCCTCAATAGCAAATATACTAATCTGTTGTCTCATATCCTCTATATCATGATAGCCAAATTTAAATTTATAGGCTAATTTTTTAGATATATTATCAATAACAGTTAATAGTTCGCTTTCATTGATCTGTTTTTTTTTCACTATTTTCGACTTGGTTTTCTTCTTTTTTTTCATTTAATAGTTCTGAGATGGTTTTGATTTGAATGGATTCTAGATCTTGCGAAATATCTACGTTTTCGCTAGCTACTACTTTTAGTGTGCTATTCGCAATATTTTTATTTTTTTTCATACTTTCTCCTTGCCATAAATTAGCCAACACATAGTATATATTATACTTAGTACACGGTTTGTCAAAAAAGGAACAATAATATGGCTAATTACAAAAAGTGGACAGATGCGGAAATAGGCTTTATCCGAGATAATATCGCTCAGATGAGTGATCTAGAATTAGCCAATAAGCTAAGTACCATGACCGGTGAGAATATTACTTATGGAATGATTCGACGTCAACGGCGCAAGCTTGGTGTTAGCAAGCCAAGAGGTAGGCGTAAGAAAAGTAATACAATTACTCAGTAAAAAATTCATCCAAATTGTCAGATAAATCTTCTGGTAAACCTTCTGGCTCAACGCTTAATAACTGAAGATCCCATAGATAGCCTCCGCTTGGAGGAGGTAAGGATTCTGTATTTGCAGAAGAGCGTCTTTCGGATAGGTATTTATCCATTTGGCTTTGAAATTCTGCCATCCATATATCCCAATTATTTTGTGAACATTCGCACACAATTTTTTCATTGCTCAACCTAGCTAATTCTGCTAATGTTTCATTAGCTTCCGATAATTCTGTATTCATAGCAGCAAGATAAGTATCTAGAAAAGATCTCATTTCTTCGTAAGTTTCTGTTGTTATGGTAGCGGAGAAAGGGTTGTCTGGATCATTTCTGCGATTATTCATACTTTCAATAAAATTTGAAACTAATTGAACTTTATCTGCGTCTGAAATTTCTACAACAGAAAATTCTTCACCAGCCGCATCTGTAAATATACCTTCTGGTGGGGTATCAACGCCGGGTTGAACTCTCCAGAATTTTTTATTCTGAAAGAAAGCATAAAGTCTATCATTTATTAATCTGTCTGCTGCATCGTCTCCCACATAGTATCTTTCTCTTTCCATCTCTTCCAGCATTCTCTTAAGTTCTTCGATAACCTCGCTTTTTGCTAAGAATGTGTTGACAACTTCTATATCAAATACCATATCTTGAGACATTGCATCAAGCAACTCTGTCCAGTCATCAGTGGTTACGGGAGATATAGCATCAAATGTTGCTGCTGGAACAGATTTACCACCGATAACATCTAGCGTAGCAAAAAACGCTGTAAGGAGTGGAATTTTTTTGAACCACTTTCTAGCCCCAATTTTCGAAGCTGTTTTAGAAATTCTTATATTTGTTTTTATTTTTGTTTTCGGTTGTGTGCATCCTGGCGCAGGATCGATTTCTATTGTTGACAAGTCGGCTGCTTCGCTGTTATCTTTTAAAACTTGTATTAATGATTTACGAGCCTCGCTCGCTTTAAGTACTTTGGTGGAATCTGTGTCCACACTATCTTCGACTTCTTCTAGAACATCTGTCACCACAGAAGGAGGCTGGTATTCTTTTAGACCATTAATAAATAACTCTATTGCACCATATACATTTTTTTCTCTATTACTCAGTATCGGTAACTCAAGATTAATCATATCTAATTTTTGGCACCATTTAATTATATTTTTTTTGGCTGCGCTAATACTGGCTTTCCATAGTTCATCTAGTCGTACACTATCTGCAATATTAGCTTCAGCAACATATTGATTAAAGTTAGATTTAACACTATTTAGATATTCTGTAATGTGTTCTCTTACATACTGTAATGATAAGGGAGAGTTAATCTTTTTATAGCCTTTCTCTAATAGATATACAGGAAAACCATCTCTTATTAATAGTTTCATTTTTTCTTCAATCTTTTTAAATTTTGCTAGCTCTAAGGCTTTTTCTCTTTTTATTCTTTCTATTAACTCTTTAGTCCTTGAGGTTTCTTTATCATTTAAATAAGATGCTCTAATTTTTGCGATTCCCCATCCAGTAACGATACCCAAAGCGGCAAAATATGTTACTGTATATGCTGTTTCCCAATTAGTACACTGATCATTTGACGAAGAATCATTTTGTGCTGTAAAATTATTTTGTGTCCATAATTGTTTATTCATATCAAAAGTATAAGAATTATAATTTTGTATATTTGTAGTTTTTTCCACATTTGGATATTCGATTGAATATATTTTTTTGTTTACTATTTTTTGTGGAGTAATACGACTCTGTAAAACTCCAAACTTATTTGGTTTGGCTGGTAAGTTTCTATTTAAAGATAATTTTGGTCTTGAGTAATCGGTATTATCTAAATACTTTGGAAACGACAATAATGATCCATAAAAACCATCTCCGGTTGAATCAACAGTTATTAGATCAGCTCCTTTATTTATATCATATCCAGATCCCTCATTAGTAATTACTATATCAGATATGCAAAATTTATTTGGAATTAAAGTAAAGCTTAGAGGATTAGAAGCTAAAAAATTATTTAAATTAATATATACTACATATATTTCACTACTATTTGTAAATCCATAACCCGGATTCTCAACAGTAAATAGTATTTCGTCGTTTGATCTCTTGTATTCTACAATAAAAGTAGCTGGTTCGCTAATTTCTGGATCATAATTTTCTGATGGATATATTAAAAATAAATCTCCAACATTTATATTAGAAGTGTCCCCAGAAAAACTTAACGAAGATAGTGTTAATCCAAATCTGGGAGTACAAGCGGCTTGGATACCACCATCCATTACGGGAGCAGCAACAGTCAGCGTGGCCGAGTCAGTGAAATCATGACCGCCAACAACAATAGCGGAGTGATTCACTGATGAATAAGTTGTGGTACTTGATGGTCTTTTTACTAGGCTACTAGCGTTGATCAGATCGGTTGTACTGATAACAAAATTATCAATAGCCTGAAGATTTCTAGAGTCTTTACCGAATTGACGAAAAATAGCCATTAGATTCTCCTATCAGATATAATATTTTTTATAGTATGGAGGAAATGTTAGTATATATTCGTTATTGTCATATCCGAATAATGTGTCTTGAAAAGATAACTCTTTTTTAACATATTGAACCATCGAATCAACAACATCTGAATTAGCAAATCCTCTATCATCTCTACTTAATACATTTGCATATTTATATACTATTCTATAACTTGTCAAATAATATTTTTTTTCTTCGCTTGTTGACGAGACAAAAGTATTATTATCGCCACGTGTATAGTTATTTCGACCATTTTTATTAACTGGTCTTGTGTTATCTACGATATATTGGGCCATATGTATTCCTTTATTTTAGTTAAATATTATTACACCACTCTTGTCCAAATTTTTGAGGATTCGTCAAAAACGAAAGGGGCGTATTCTGATATATCGGGCGAACCGCTAGATGGTGGTTCTGGACACTTAGGATACTGTTTTGTTAAAATTGATCTGCTAATACCAAAACTTTTTGATGGATTATATGGTGTCCATTGGTCCACATTGTAATTAGATTGTTCTGGTGGTATTGATATAGATGTTTTACTATTTTTGTCTTCGATAATATTGATGCTATTTGATCTAAAACTTGAACTATTCTTTTTTTGATTATTATAACTTTTATTTGATGATATTATTTTACCGCCAATTATAAAATTCATTTTTTGTCTCCGAATCTAAGTTCTGGTCTAAAGATGCTGTCTCCGCCGAGACTGGTAATATCTTTAATTTGAAAGAGTTCGTTCACAATTTTAATATCTGTTATCGACTGTAGACAACAATCGCAACCGCTTAGCCTTTTGCTTTCGTTAATAGTTTCCACCACAACGGCTTTTAAACTATTAGCAATTTTAGTTTCAACAAAATCTTTATATTTTAAACCGTTGTTACTGTTAATAATATCACTAGAAATTTCTAGATCAGCTCTAGTTAATATTTCGGCCAGAATAGGAGCCAACTTGCTATTTGAGTTCGCTAATTGAAATTTAGTATTTGTTTGTGGAAGTTTATTGAATTTAACTACTTTTGTATTAGTATTACTATTTGGTAGTATTAATGAACTATCGAATGAATGTCCAAAAAATATGGGAATAGCTTTGGTGTCTTCTCCACACTTTACGTTAAGAATAGCACTAAATTTTAGCGTAAGATTAAAACTAGCACTAAATCTAAAACCAACAGGAAGATTTACAGAGCTTTCTGGGCTTTCAAGAAAAATTCCCCACCCATTATCTTGGACTATAACCCCCACACTAGAAGATATTTTCATTAATGAGTTTTCTTTGGATCCTATCCATATTAATGAATCTTTATTTTTTTTTGTTGTTCTAGCTGAGCTTGGTGAAAATTTTGTGAAAACTTCTCGATCATTCAATACTTGATCTACTATAACTTTTGCTATTTCTAATATAATTTTTGTTAATAATATATTATATAAACCAATATTAGCTACTATTTTTGTATCACATCCATCTAGATCAACATTAATAATCTTGTCTGGTTTAGGTTGTGGAGCAGAAGGAGAGGACGGAGGAGGCGAAGGTTCAGGAGCTGGTACAGGATCATCGGGTTCTGGTTGTGGAGATGGTTCGTTGTCACAGCCACTTTTTACGGGAAGCCAAAATACTGGTCCAAATAGATCGGGTGCTACTTTAGTTATAGCAACACCCTCAAGATCTAGCCAATCCGGAGGAATATTATCGCCTATATAATTTGTAAAATAATCGTTGATAGTTTCTAGCGTTGGAGCTTCTGGCGATTCATCGGGTTCTCCCGAGTAATAAAATCTATACCTTTCTGTTTTAGTTTCACCATTTAATGTATAGGTGATATCCGCAACACCAGAATAGCATGAGGTTTCTGAATCCTCCAAAATGTTTTCTTCGGGATCTTCTGGTTCTAGCGGAGGCAAATCTGGTTCTTTTTCTTCGTCTTTTGGGGCGCAATCCTCTCCACAGTTTTTCATAGCAGTATCTTCTGTAGATATTATAATATATTCTTTTACAGAGTCTGGGGCTGAGCTAATTTGTCTTATAATATTTAGTTTTAATGTTTTATCCACTTCACTAGCATCTAAACACCATCTCCATCGTATTGGTCCGCTATCTGCCATTTCATCTATTATTTTGGTTTTTAAAAAATCAGATAGTTCCTCGTTTTCATCTATACAATAGTATGGAAATTTTGGAAGTATTTTATCAGCTTCAGCATCTATTACAGAGCGTATAGAGAATGGATCGTCATCAATATTTAGAGACAATTGTTTATCTTTGAGTTGTAACGATACGGAAATTTTTTTACATTTGTTCATGAGTAAAACCTGAGCGGATAGAATGGTGCAAATGTTAGGGGTTGAAAGTTTGTGTAGTCGTGAACATTGTGGATATAGGGGGATTCTGTGTTTAGGGGCACGCTAACGGTATCCACTATTTTATAATTACTATTATTTATTTGATCGTTTATATTATTTATAATAGTGGAAATTTTAGAGATTGTTTTGTCCAAAATAACTAGTCTCCACTCTAGGCGTTGTATGCGCGCGGCATTTTCATCAGGATCCAAACTGTCTATTAGATTTTGAGTGTCGATTTTACGACCGTTCCATGTTTCTAGTTCGCTATTGTATCTGGATAACGCTTTGAACAAATATTTTTCACGATCTCGTGCGATAATATTGCTTTTGTTAAATACGCAAACAGAATTTCCAATAATAGCGGAAACACTGGGCGATGTGCCGTAAGTTATTTTATATAAGGCCATATTATTTTAGTTTCCATGTGTTTGTTATTTTATCAAATAAAAATGATTGAGATTCTGATTCTGATCCGCTGCCAGAACCACAAGTATCTTCGCAATCGGATTGATTGTCATGACAAGTATCTTCTATAAAATCACAACAATATTCTGTAACTTCATAGCATCCACTATCTGAACATACCCATTTTGTTAGATCTTTCTGTGAATGCCAATACTCTAGAGCCTCTTCTTTATTATCAAAAAATTTGGCGCTGTCTTCATTAGCGTTAATTTCATCTTCATTCTCTGGTGAATTAAGCGCTATCTTTAACTGACCATTTAAACAATACACCGCCCACATGCTACATTTTTCACACGATGGGAAAAACCCGTTTTTTCTGTGATTTTTAAGAGTTCTATGTATTACAACATAATTATAAAGGCTTAATAATGGATCATCATTAGGAAATTTTGCTGTTTGGCTTTCTAGCATAAAATTTAATTCGTATGGTAAAGCCCTTATACAGTCATGAATGAATATTGGTTCTGGAACAAATTCTTCGAAACTTTTGATTCTTGCTCCTCTACAAACGGTTATGAATAAATCTTCCAACTCCACTGTCATCAATAAATTACTTTTTCTGTATACAATAGGTAGATACTCCGGTAGATATCTCTTAAGTGGATTAAAAAATAATAGGTTTCCTTGATAAATATCTTGTGCTAGTTTTTTTAATAATTTTAATCCTCTAAGACCAGCATAATCATAAGCAAATTTATTGTCCAAAATGTGCTCATCTGGTAGTACTGGCATTGGTGTCGGAACCGCATTATCTATAAAAATTTGTGCAAGCTCGATTGCTTTATTTTTTCTCAGCGTTTCGTATTGTTTTTTTGTCATTTTTTGAATAACGCTATCCGGATAACAAACAAAATGAAAAGGTCTGTTTTTTTCGAATGTCATTTCGCTGGGATAGAAAGATCCATGATTGTCTGTGTAGATAGATTGGTCATAACTCCAAAAGTTAAAAACATATCCTTCTTCTGGCTTTAATAGATAGCTAGGATCTCGTATTGGGGCATATGAGGCCATAGTGTGTCCTTAGTTATTAATGGGTTTCCAATATATCGCTAAATTAATTTTATCAAAATACGATCCTTCAAAATTAGCAAAAGGATCGGGAAGATTGTTGTTATTACTAACAGCATTTTGTTTCGAAGACTTTATTAAACCCAAAGCCACAAAACGATCATTTGGCAATCTAACGTCACAAGCTTGCGAATTAATAGAAAAAAAATTAGTACAAAGTTTTGATTGAGAAACATATGGTTGAGGTTTATCCACTATTGATGATCTT